GTATTCCCTGATTCCTAAAAACAATCATAATACTGGAATTAGAGGGGACTTAATCGTCCCCTCTTTTTATTAAGGAGAACAACATGAAAAAGATTTTAGCTGGATTAATTTTAGCAGGAACTCTATATTCCCATCATTCATTTGATGCCGAATATGATAGAAGCAAATCTCGTAACTTTGAAGGAAAAGTTACAAAGGTAGAATGGATGAATCCTCATGCCAGATTCTATCTAGATGTAACTGAGAACGGCAAGACAACTAATTGGGAATTTGAACTTGGTTCTCCTAATGGTTTAATGCGTCAGGGTTGGACTCGCAATACTCTACAAGTTGGGCAAGTTATTAAGTGTGAAGGCAATCTAGCAAAGGACGGATCTAGTCTCGCTAATGCTCGTAACCTAACATTTTCCGATGGTCGTAAGGTTGGTGCTGCATCGTCAGCTGATGGAGGTAAGTAATAATGCGTACATATAAGTTTCTAACAATTTTCACAATTGCAATGGGATTGGCAATGTTTCTATTAACAGTAACAGCACAGGCGCATCATTCGTTTGCTGCTGAGTTTGATCGTAACAAGCCAGTTCAACTACACGGAACAGTAACTAAGGTTGAATGGACAAATCCTCATGTTTGGATTTATTTAAACGTAAAGGATGCTTCTGGTAAGGTTACTAATTGGGGAGCAGAACTTGGTCCTCCTCATGGTCTACAAGCTGGAGGATGGAGACGCGACACCCTAACTATTGGAACAAACATCGACGTAGATGGTTGGATGGCAAAGAACGGAACTTCCCGTGTTAATGCCAGAACAATTACAGTTAGTGGAACAAATTCGCGTCCAGGTCAAACTCTAGACGCTGCTTCTTCGGCTGGAAACAACTAGTGTTTCTTTTAGTGTTAGTGGCTATACTGATTATGATGTATGTGTATAGCCACTACACTTTGTAATTTTTGATATAAATAATATCTGAAGATGCCTTCGGGGTCTTCTAATATTAAACTCGCTTAATAGGAGATTGAATATATGACTAAGACAAGCACTATTGCAATGGGAGTAACTTTCCCGCAGGATTGGGGAACTACGATCTGGGATTATTTCCCAACTTCCACTTCTACAATTGCCACTTATTGGAACGAGCAAGCCAAGGTTAGTGGTTCTTTCCCTCCATACAACATCGTAAAAAACGAAGATAATTCCGAGTTTGTACTGTCTATGGCAGTCGCTGGTTTCTCTCCAGAAGATTTAGATGTTACCGTAAAGGATAACAAGCTAATCATCAAGGGAGAAATGCAAACTAAGGAATTGCCTTTTGGGTTCGCTTATGCACATAAGGGAATCGCTGAGAGATCCTTTGTTCGTAACTTTACTCTAAACGAGTATATCGAAGTAAAGGATGTGAACTATACAAACGGGATGCTAGATGTAACTCTACAACTAGTTCTTCCTGAAAGCAAGAAGCCGAAGAAGTTTCAAATAACTTCTAAGTAACCTATATAAAGGGGGAGCTTAAACTCCCCCAAAGGATTTTTATGCTTGATAAGAAAAAGCTAGATGATATTGTTTGGTCTATTCAGGATTTCTTTAATCCCGTACTAAGAACATACGACAACGCAAAATATTGGTTTAAGTATAGAACTACAACCAAACATCATGTTGTAAATACTGGTCTTAAGCCAGGATGGTATGACACGGATACTAAAATCTTAAACGCGAATTTTCAGATGTTGTGTGATTATGTAGAGGTAGAATGCGCCTGGATATATTATGCGTTTAGATGCGAAAACGGATTTAAGCATCCCATTCCTTGGTATAAAAGACCGTTCACACAGTTTCGTTCTAAGGAATTTGGAATTAAATGCTTAGAGCTAGACATAAACGAAGGCAAACACCCCCCCACAGTTGAAGGCTCTAAAAAGATTCTTAAGCTATATAAGTGGTGGACCGAAGAACGTCCTAATCGTCCAGACCCATGGGAAAGAGTCAATATCCTTTCCGATGATTATTGGGATTTTTCTCCGCTTGTCAAGAAACAAAATGAAGATGGCACAATTGAATTTGTCATGAAAGAACAATCCCCGCAGATGAAAAGAGCAGTTAAAGCTGCATTTATAAAAGAGTCCCAACAGTACGAAGAAGACACCAAGATGCTGATTAAACTAATGAAGATTAGAGATTCACTCTGGACTTAAAGGAACTAAATGAATAAAATCTTATTGTTGTTAACAATGTGCGTCGGAGTATATGCACAAGACACAGAACTAATGAACCAATTTCTGGTACAGTATAATGCCACGTCTTCTACAATGGTGACTGGTTATTTCCGTACCAGAATTAATGTATCGCAAGATGCAGGTCAATTCATGCAAGTAAAGCCTGGGTTGATCCTGGATCATGCCTTAACAAAGAACAAGCATCTTTTCTTACAGGGTGGATATTATAACCAATCTACTCTTAACTCGGACCACGAAACATATACAAATCTACATCGTATCTTTGGTGGACCTCGTTGGATCTTTTTAGAAAAGAACAACAACAGGCTCGAGACAAGGATGTTGTTTGAACAATTCTATACTCCATCTGGAACTTCTGTGTTCTCTCGTTCTAGAGATAGAGTTATGTGGGAGTACATTAATCACAAGTACATTCCATCTGCCAGTTATGAGTATCTACGAACATTGGGTGTTAATTATAATCGCTTTAATTGGATGATCAGAAAGCAAGTAAACCCACATACACAAACTGGTATTGGGTTTGAGTTCAGACAAATGCCAGATGGAAGATACCATCGCATTATTTGGACAAATGTGATCTACAAGATTAAATAGGAGTTTAAATGGACGCTAAGTTACAACCTATTATTGATGCTTTTATTGCGTGTGATATAACAGATCCTTATCTACAAAAGGCTATTGTCGCAAATATGAAAAAGGAATGCGGCTTGGTGCCAAAAGAAGAAAACCTAAATTATTCTAAGACTCCGAATGCAAGGATCAGATCCATCTTTGGCTCCAGGGTAGCAAATCTTTCAGAGCCAGAGTTGGATCTGGTTAAGTCCAACCCACAGACATTTGCTGAATTGGTGTATGGTTCTGGTAATGTTGTTGGTAGATCTATGGGGAATACTGCACCTGGCGATGGTTGGAAATACAGAGGTCGTGGATATATTCAGCTAACAGGTAAGAACAATTACAAATCCTATGGCGATCTGGCAGGATTTGATATACTGAACAATCCAGACTGGCTCGTGAACAATCCTCCTATTTCTGCTATTGTTTCTGTTCTGTTTGTTAAAAAGGGGTTGGGTTCTAATCTAACATTTGCAGACCAACAATCTGCTGACAGAGCAGTTACACAAGTTATCGGAGGAAGAGGATTAAACCTCGACTCTGGATATGGTGCTGAATTGTTGGCAAAAGTAAATAAGTATTCCGAAGAAATAAAACTTGTGTAACTATTGATTCCGTAGTATAATAATATAGTGAACCATTATACCAATGTGCAGTCTTGGGGCAATAAGTTATTTGTCCGTAAAGTAGAAAACGGGGTCCGTGTCAACGAGCAAGTCACGGACTTCCATCCTCCCATCTGGATTCCTGCCAAGTCTAAGTCCGCGAAGACCCAGTTTAAAACTCTTTCTGGTTATCCTGTTGAACGATTTGATGCAGGATCAATCAAGGAAACAAAAGAATTTATTGAGCAGAATAAAGGTGTTGACAACTTTTCTGTGTATGGTGATATCCAGGCACCGTATCAATATATCTCACAGAACTGGCAGAGTGACGTTGCATGGGATATATCTAATCTAGTTGTAGCTTATCTTGATATTGAAACCGAATGTGAAAACGGGTTTCCTGATGTTGCTTCTGCGAACGAAGTTGTTAACGCGATCGCGATTAAGTTCTCAAATCAGAATAAGCAGATTGTATTTGGCTGCGGCGAGTACGATTTATTCAAGCTAACAAAGCAGTTTGAATACGTGAAGTGTTCTTCTGAACACGATCTGCTTGAGAAGTTTATGAAGGTCTGGCGAGATAACATGCCTGACATTATTACAGGATGGAATGTAAAGTTCTTTGATATTCCTTATCTAACCAATCGTATCACTAAGTTGTTTGGCGACACAAAGGCATCTTATCTTTCTCCTTGGCGTATCTTAAAGCCGAAGGAAGTAGAGATCATGGGTAGGATGCAATCTACTTATGAGATCTTTGGCGTGTCTGTATTAGATTACCTGGACCTTTACAAGAAGTTTACTTACACAAACCAAGAATCATATAAGCTAGATCATATCGCCAATGTCGAGCTTGGTGTTAAGAAGATTGATTATTCAGAGTATGGTTCATTACATCTTCTTTACAAGAACGACTGGGAAAAGTTTATTGATTATAACGCGCATGATATCACTCTTGTTCAGTCTCTAGAAGATAAGCTAAAACTTATCGAGTTGGCGATTACAATGGCGTATGATGCTAAAGTAAACTTCGAAGATGTATTTGGACAGGTAAGAATGTGGGATGTTATTATCTATAACCATCTTCTTAAAAAGGGAATTGTAATTCCTTCGCGTAAAGATTCTACAAAGTCTTCTATTGAAGGAGCGTTTGTTAAAGATCCGATCGTTGGTTTCCATAACTGGGTTGTATCGTTTGACTTAACTTCTCTTTACCCGATGCTGATTCAACAATACAATATCTCACCAGAATGTTTAATTGAAGATTCATATCAGCATCTAGACATCAACAAGTTGGTCAACAAATCGCTGGATGTTTCTTCGGCAAAGGAGCAAAATGTTTCTATTGCTGCTAATGGATATTCGTTTGATAAATCAACAAAAGGATTCCTTCCTGAACTAATGGCATGGATGTTTGAACAGCGTAAGGAATACAAGAAGAAACAGTTAGCAGTTGAAAAAGAATTAGAGTCTAAAAAGAAAGACCTTAATGCTGGCGCAATAAAAGAATATACAAATCAGATTTCTAAATACAAGAACTTGCAGATGGCAAAGAAGATTGCTTTGAACTCTGCTTATGGTGCGATGGGCAACCAGTACTTCCGCTTCTTTGATTCTAGATTAGCAGAAGCGATTACAGTTTCTGGTCAATTGTCGATCCGCTGGATTGAAAGGAAGTTAAATGAATACTTTAATAGGCTGCTTGGCAGCGATCGTGATTACATCATTGCTGTCGATACAGATTCAGTGTATATTGATTTCGATCCGATTGTCACTCGATTCATTAAAAATAAAACTAAAGAGCAGACGATTGATTTAATTGACAAGATCTGTAACGAACAAGTTGGTCCGTATATTGATAAGTCTTATGCTGAGTTGGCAGAGTACATGAATGCTTACGACAACAAGATGTCAATGAAGCGCGAATCAATTGCGGATCGTGGTATCTGGACTGCCAAGAAAAGATACATCCTTCATGTGTATGATACTGAAGGTGTGCGGTATGCGGAGCCGAAGTTAAAGATCATGGGTATTGAAGCAGTCCGTTCTTCTACTCCTGGTTCTTGCAGATCAAAGATTAAAGATGCCCTAAAGATCATCATGACAAAAGAAGAAGATGATCTGATCCAGTTCGTCTCAGAGTTCAAAGAACAGTTTATTAAAATGTCACCAGAAGAAATTGCCTTTCCGCGAACAGTGAATGGTCTGTCAAATTATAAAGACAAGGCTAACGTCTACAAGAAGGCAACTCCTATTCATGTTCGTGGTTCTTTGTTGTACAATCACTTGTTGAATAAGCATGATCTAGTTAATACATATTCTTTAATCAACGAAGGCGAGAAAATTAAGTTTATCTATCTAAAGAAGCCAAATGCAATTAACCAGGATATCATATCGTTTTCTTCTGTTCTGCCAAAAGAGTTTGACTTGAACGATTCCATTGATTTTGAGAAACAGTTCGAGAAAACGTTCTTGGATCCTCTCTCTTTAATTCTCGGAGTTATAGGTTGGAATCACGAAAAGGTCTCAACGCTTGATTCTTTTTTTGTTTAGTAGTATAATAGTAACTGAGGAAACATGTCACTTTTAGAAAAAATTTTAAAGAACTCTACGATTAAAACAACATCAACTCTAGGGGAGTCAAAGGTGTTTAAGCAACAAGAAGAAGTAACAACTCCTATCCCTGCAATTAATGTCGCTGTATCAGGGCGATTAGATGGCGGATTCCTTCCTGGTATCACAGTATTCGCTGGTCCTTCAAAGCACTTCAAGACTGCGTTTGCTTTGTTATTGGGCAAGTCATACATGGAAAAGTATCCTGATTCTGTTATGCTTTTCTATGACAACGAGTTTGGTGCGCCACAACAATACTTTGATAACTTCGGGATTGATACTTCTCGTGTAGCACATACACCTATTACTAACATCGAAGAGTTAAAGTTTGATCTAGCAAAGCAGCTAAACGATCTTACAGAAAATGAAAAGGTGATTGTTGTTATTGACTCTGTTGGTAATCTAGCTTCAAAGAAAGAAGCCCAGAATGCTCTTGATGAAAATTCAGCAGCAGACATGACACGCGCCAAGGAAATGAAGTCCCTGTTCCGTATTGTGACACCTCACATTAAGATGAAGAACATTCCTATGATTGTTATTAATCATACCTATAAGGAAATGGGTTTGTTCCCAAAAGATGTTGTTTCAGGTGGTTGTGTTGTAGCAGGAACCATGATTCAGACTCCAGAAGGATTGAAAACGGTAGAGGAATTTAAGGTCGGTGACGAGGTGATTACTCTAGAAGGTGTAAACACTGTTACGCATGTTTGGGATGCAACTACCTTGGAAAACGGCGAACCAGACTGTTATGAGATTGAGTTCGAAGACGGTCACAAAGTGGTTTGTTCGGATAAGCATAAATTCCTGATAGACGGCAAATGGGTTGAAGCGAAAGATTTACTCGTCGGCGTAGAAGTAGCCGTTCTGTAGTATAATAGAAAATTTGATTTTTATAAATATATTATACTGCTGATAATATATTGTAAGGATCGAATATGAATTACAAACGAATTTACGACGAGTTAATAGATAACGCTAAACAAAGAAAGGCACAAGGTTACACGGAACTGCATCACATAATACCAAGGTGTATGGGTGGTGACGATTCTAATGATAACCTTGTACGATTAACCTCTAGAGAACATTATATTGCACATGAATTGTTATTCAAGCATTACAGGAGTACTAAATTAGCTCATGCTTGGTTTAGTATGTTGCGATCCAGTTCTAATCAGGAAAGATGTTTTACTTCCAGGCAATATGAGAAAGCAAGAACAGCGCACGTTGATGCCCTCCGCACTTCAATGGTCGGTGCGAATAATCATTTCTTTGGTAGAAAACATACAGAAGAAACCAAACAAAAAATAGCAAAGGCTAATACTGGCGAAAAGAGAACTCCAGAACAAATTAAATCTTGGGTCGAAAAGGTAGCCAAGAAACCTAAAACAACTGAGCATAGAGCTAAGATAAGTAGACCTGGGTTTGTTATGTTGAAAAATATAGAAACTGGGGAATGCATTAGAATTGACAAACAAACTGCTATAGGTTATAATAGTAATATATGGAAAAATCCGTCAAGTATTTCTCAAAAAAGAGAAACTTGTTGTTATTGCGGCAAAGAATCAGTATCAGGAAATATAAAAAGGTGGCATAATGAAAATTGCAAAAGTAACCCCGATAGGTAAGAGGAAAGTCTATGATCTTTCGGTTGACAAGGTAGAACACTACGTGTTAGCGAATGGTGTAGTGACACATAATACTGGAATTTATTACTCCGCCGACAATATCTATATCATTGGTCGCCAGCAAGATAAAGACGGCAAGGAAGTTGTTGGATTTAATTTTATTATTAACATCGAGAAGTCTCGGTTCACTAAAGAAAAGACAAAGATCCCTGTTGAGTTTTCTCTTGAAGATGGCATCTCAAAGTATTCTGGTCTACTTGATATGGGACTAGACTCAGGTCTAGTGACTAACCCATCAAAGGGTTGGTATCAGTATGGTAAGCAGAAGTTCCGCGCTGATGACTTCTCTGAAGTAGCAGAGGAACTATTGACATCTGATGAGTTCAAGCAATGGGTGACTGATAAATATTCTCTGAATACCAAGTTGTGGCAAGAAGAGGGAGAAGAGTAATGGCTAAGAAGAAGATAGAGAATTATAACTTTGTGACAATGCCTGATTTAAAGTGTTCATATTTTCTGGTAGAGAATAAGAAAAAAAGCGAAGATGCTCTGGCTCTTTTGCTTAGATTAGAAGAAGGCAGACACAAGGGAATTATTGTAGAAGTGTCTAAGTTTGATATGGTCGAAGACACAAATGCCTTGACTTTTAACTATGATATAGTTTATAATCCATATGATAAGGTTCCTAGCACAAAGACTATTGAAACCTTTATTAAGAAAACAGTAAGTCGGATTGTCACAACTGCATTGGAGCATGCCGTAGAGGTAATTAATAATGAAAATAGAATCGCTGATTCTGAAGTCGCTACTACTTAGTGAGAATTATTGCCGTTCAGTCCTACCATATTTAAAGTCAGAATACTTTACAGATTTCACAGATAAAACAATCTTTAAGGCAATCAGTGGGTTTGTCTCTACATATAACGAGCAACCCACTGTAGAAGCCCTACGAGTTATCCTATCAGAGTCTTCTCTTAAAGAAGAAGAATCAGAAACCGCTCTTAATTCCCTTGATGATTATGTTGAGGGAGAAGAAAACAATCTAGAGTGGTTAATGGATAAGACAGAAGAGTTCTGTCAACAGCAAGCAATTCATAATGCAGTTCTAGAATCCATCCATATTATCTCAGATAAAAAAGAGAAAAAAGATAAGGGAGTTATTCCAGACCTTTTAAAAGAGGCTCTGGCTGTTTCGTTTGATCCAACGGTTGGTCATGACTTCATGGAAGATTATGAATCGCGTTATGACTATTACCATCGTAAAGAAGAAAAGATCCCGTTTGACATCGAACAGTTTAATGTAATCACTAAGGGTGGTGTACCAAGAAAAACTCTTAACATTATTCTTGCTGGGTGTGTTCACCCCGACACAGAAATTAAAGTTAGGATTAGGAAGAAATTGTGAACCCTTTTACATAACCCTTGGACAAGAATTCTTCTAGTTTTTCTGGTTGAATTCTTGTTCTATGCATACCATTGGTAACGCATATCATCCCTTTAAGCGATTTGCCCCCAAGGGAGGCGTTCTTTGAGAAATTTTCTGGATTATGGATTCCTGTTTTAGATTCTATTTGAGATTTAGCACCAGCCTTTCCTCCCAGTCTAGCATATTCTTTATGTGCAACTGGATCATGGATTCCAATTTTATTAGAGATACTGGTTGCGATTCCTCTTCTTCTCCATTCATCCTTTAGTTCTTTTGGAGCAGCAAAGAATCCTATGTTATTATCTCTACAATATTCACCAATAATTCTTCTTTGTTCGATGGAAAGATTTGCACCTAACATTTTCATGGATCTTAAATCGTTCGGATTGCCGTTCATTTTCCACAAAAGAAAATGTGCTATCTTATGTTCTCTGGTAGTTAGATATGTAAAGTTTGTTTCTTCTTCGTTTCCGCCTGAATGAACAGGAACGATGTGATGTCTATGCAAACCAGATCCAGGTTTCCAGAAAGGTTTTAGTTGCTTTTTAGATTCGCATAAGTTATAATAGAGGGTGTGATAAATATTCAAGCTGATATCTCCTGTATAGATATTAGAGTAGGTGGGATTCACTAGATCCGCGACCTACATTTATTTATATAAAAATTATGGAAAAAATGACCGATTGGCAAGAAAAACATATTAAAATTTCTGAAATTTCTGATCTATTAGAAGAATATGACATATTAGTGGATTCCCCAGACGATTGGGTTCCAGTAACAAACTTCGTGGATAAAGGAACTTGGGAAGAATATGTTCTTTACATCGAAGGAAAACCAATAGTTCGCTGTAACGAGAACCATTTATTCGAGACACAAGATGGATGGAAATACGCAAAAGACTGGGTTGGATGTATACCAGTCTTGATGGACAGCGGGGAATATAAACCTGCTACAATTGTTAAGACGGGAAAGAATATTCCAATCGTCGATATTCAAGTAGATCATCCCAATCACAGATATTATACTAACGGAGTTTCTTCCCATAATACAAACGTAGGTAAGTCTTTGGCGATGTGCCACTTTGCAACTGCTAATCTTATTCAGGGCTTAAATGTTTTGTACATTACAATGGAAATGGCAGAGCAAAAGATTGCCGAAAGAATTGATGCTAATCTATTGGATGTTTCGTTAGAAAACCTTTCCTTGATCTCAAAGGAACAATACTCAAAGTTAATTATATCAGCGCAAAAGAGATCTGTTGGAAAGCTAATTGTAAAGGAATATCCTACGTCATCTGCTAATGTAAATCACTTCCGACATCTATTAAACGAACTGTCTCTTAAAAAGAAGTTTGTGCCAGATATCATTTACATTGATTATCTAAATATTTGTGCGTCTTCTAGAATTAAGTTCTCGCCAAATGTTAACTCGTATACAATGATTAAGTCAATCGCTGAAGAAATTCGTGGGTTGGCAGTTGAGTTTAATGTGCCGATCTTTAGTGCTACTCAGACAAACAGAACAGGATTTTCTTCGTCGGATGTTGAACTAACAGATACTTCTGAATCGTTTGGTCTACCAGCAACTGCCGACTTTATGTTTGCTTTGATTAACACAGAAGAGTTGGAAAAGTTGTCTCAGTTAATGGTAAAGCAGTTAAAGAATAGATATGCCGACAAAGCCTTGACAAAAAAGTTCTTTGTTGGTGTGGATCGTTCTAAGATGAGATTATATCAAACTTCTGAATCGACTGCTGCGTCTGATGCATCTAATGATGATGAGGACTATTATTCTGATTCTACTGGTTATGCTGGCAGATCTTCGTTAAAAGACAAATTCAATAACTTTAAGTTCTAGGTGATATATGAAATCGTTTAATGTGTTTACAATGGTGTTGTTCTCTTATCTGTTGCTGTTCCTTTATGCAATTACCTTCTTGATTATTTTCCTGATTGGTTCAGTTACAAGTGTGTTTTTCTGGGCTAATAAAAAGTTGGCTCTTTCTCTTGTTTGGTTTGAGATGGAGATCTTAAAAGAAAAAGGTATTGAGTTTGACGTGGAACAATACAAGTCAGCCATGGAAGATATTAATAACGTAGATAAGATTGATTAGTTGACAATATTATCAGAAAGAGGTATAATAAAAATATGGCAAAACCCAAACAGATTTTTCTTAAAGACACAGTACCTGCAGAACATCTTCTCGGTACATTCTTAGACGATTCGCATTATGATATCTTGATCCAGGAGGATTGTGATGTATACAAGCCAATCCCTGCTATAGATAAAGAACCCAATCTAGAAGACTATCTTCTACTCAAGTTCCGTAAAAATGTATTCCCCGCAGAGATGCAAAAGGAAGCATATGCTGGTCTACGAGAAGCAGCTATTGAATCTCAGAATCGCGGGATTGCAGCTGGTCCTAGAACAGATAAATCAACAGGTCGTGATTGGGTTACTATTTTACAAGAAAAGGTCTTGGATATTCTTTCTGGTAATATTACTACAGTTACTGGAGACGATCCTGTTAAGGAAGCGTTTGAGAAGTATAAGAACAGTTCAGAGGTTGGACCTCGAGGTCAAGTGTGGTTAACTCTAAAACGTCCCAAGGATTTTAACTTTGAGAACTGGGCAAACAAAACAAAGAATCTTCCGTGGCAAGAAAGACTTAAGGAGGTCGAGAAAGTAAATGACTGGATATCTGATACTTCTTATGCTAATCCCGTTTACAGTGGCATTGCTGGTTATTTCGATCGTTATCCTAGAATTCCTTATTGCCGCACCACTGCTTATACTACTCATCAAAGCTCTAAGTTTGCTGATGCCGTTCCTTTTATTGAGAAAATATCTGACAAGTTCAAAGAATTGATTCCTGGGAGATGGGCAAAACAAAATGAAGAAGTTGGAAAGTTGGACCCTGAGTTTAGAATCGGTGATTCAGTCTACACTACCATCACTGTTAACAAGTCGTATAGAACAGCAGCACATCGAGACGCTGGTGATTTGCCTGGTGGCTTTGGGAACCTCGCTGTTGTCTCTGACGGCAACCCTTATACTGGCTGTTATACATTATTTCCTGCTTTCCGCGCAGCTGTTGATGTAAGACCTGGTGATCTTGTAATGATGGATGTACATGAGATTCATGGCAATACTCAGTTTATGGGCGAAGGCGAACGCATCTCAATTGTATGTTACATGCGCGAAAAGATGGCAGAATGTAAAACAAAGGCATATGAAGATTGTCGTTATAGCTTTGTAGAACATCGTCGTCTTAATAAGAACCATCCGATGTGGCACGAGAAATGGAACGGTGTATCTTCTGGTATGTGGGATTCAGAAGAATGGCGAGACTATCTAATGGAAAATGGTTTACATGAATACGCTGATCAATTAAAGGGTTCTTCTTTTGGAGCTTTGGACATTTAATGTGTGCGATTATCGGAGGATCTTTTCCTAGATTAAAGAAGGAACATATCGATCTTATAAAGGATATGTTCCTTCAATCCCAAATAAGAGGCAGACATGCAACTGGGATCTCTTATGTTGATAAAGATGTTATTACCATATCTAAGCCAATACCTTCCTGTGAATTAGTATTAACAATTTCACTAGAAAAGTTCTTAGAAAAGCCATTCACCTTTGTTGGTCATTGTAGATATTCTACTTCTGATTTACAATACAACCAGCCTATTGCCAACAAAGATCTTTCTGTTGTACATAATGGAGTTGTTACTCAAGAACCATTTGAGATGTGGGAATCCAATTTTAGTTACAACAACTTCTCAACAAAAAACGATACTGAGTTGATATTTAAGTCTCATCTAGCAAAAGAACAACCACTAAAAGAATTTCCAGAAGCATCAATGGCAGTTTGTGGCTTAACAAAAAAAGGATTGTTCTTTTATAGAAATGGTAAGAGACCATTACATTATGGAAAGCTAGAAAACAATTTGATTGTTTCTTCAACTAGAGATATAATAAAGAGGTCGGATAGTAGGTATCAGATATTTGATACTATTGCTGGTGTACAATATTCACTAGATGCAGGAAGATTACTAGAAGAAACTATTATTACTTGTGACAAAGACCTACAATATGAAAATAGTAGATGCTAATGCTATTGAAGAATTAATTAAAACTTCCCCTCCAGGTAAAAACACCAGGTTCTTATCAGCAGCACATTCACTTTGGTATCGCTTTAAAAACTACGATAAATGTCCACCAACTGTATATGAAGTGGAAGGACAGATCTGTTCTATTATATTTGCAACTCATAATCGTGATGGGTATGCAAATCTATATGAAATTGTTACGCTTGAAGGTAAAGAAGGAAAAGGATACGCAACTAAATGCTGGGAAGAATGGATCCATTATGCTTCTATTGTTAGAGGGTCTACAAGACTTAAGTTGTCTTGTACTCCTTCTTCTGTTACCTGGCATTATAGAAACGGTCTTATCTTTTGGGCAGTTGATCCTACTGGTTCGCTAAGATCCGACCAGCCTCTATTCCCAGTAAAAAAAGATCAGATCTCTTTTAGAGAAAGAGCTATAGCAGATCCTTCTATCGCTCTGCCTCCTGAAAAATCTAAGTCCAAACTAATAACAGAATCCCTTGAATCTTATAACTGGGGAGAAAAGAAAAGGCAGAAAACAGAAGAAGCAATAAGATCCGTTGGCACTGCTTGGCTAAGAAACGCTCTATTAAATAATAATAGCTTGGAATCCTTTCTATCTTAAGATGAATTATTTGCTCAAAGAAAACCGTAGAGAATGCTTTATCAGATGGTATATGTGGTCTTTAGAATACAAAGACTGCGACCCTGCTATTTGGATGGCAAACTATATCTTTAATCGGTTTGAGTTTAACATCGAACAAAAGTATTGGTTGTGTTGGTTATACGGCAACACTTATTATTATCCAACTGCATTTATACTATGGAACGAGTTTCCAGATTTTGAACTGGCTTCTTCCCATCGTATAGAATCCTGGAACAAAGAAAACTACAAACGACTGCGGTATCAAACAGACACAAAGTATAACAAGGGACATTTGCCTTCTATGTTCTTATCCTATTCCTCTATAATAGGTGACATGGAGCAAGAAAAGTTTTTCTCTAATTTGCTTGGAGAAAACGAAAAAGAGAGCTACAAATCCGTTTCTTCTTTTGTCTCCGATAAATTCTACAAGTTTGGAAGATACACAACCTGGTTTTACCTGCAGTCTTTAAAGTATTGTTGTGGATTACCAATTGAAGCAGACTCCCTTTTATTAAACGATTATTCTGGATCTAGATCCCATCGGAACGGATTACTCTATGCTCTCGGTAAAGAAGAAGAAATTGATGTTAAGCTAACATCAAAAGAATATTCCAGACTAGAATCCGAAGCCCTTTCTATTATGGAAGAATGCAAGAACAGATTTCCTCATCTAGCCAATCAGATAGAACCATTTACTATGGAAACTTGTCTGTGTTCTTTTAAAAAGATCTTTAGAGAAAACCATGGTCGGTATCTTGGGTATTATCTTGATCGCCAATCAGAAGAAATAATGCAGGTAGAAAAAGATGGCTGGTATGGCATTCACTGGGACGTATTATGGGAAGCCAGAAAAGAAACATTAGATAACAGGGTCAATTCGCGGGAATACATCAAAAAAGAAAAGTTTGATAATTTCTTAAAGTCAGGTAAAATAGATAGGTTAGAGTGGATGTTTAAGGATGAATCTCCTATTAAGAGAGGACTAGAATCGTTTTATGATTAAGGTATTGGCAATTGGTGGTGAACCTTGTAGTGGAAAGACAACTCTTGTTAAAAGGTTTATTAAAGAATCTGGTCTACAATTCAAGAAAAAGCGAGTTAACAAATTGTTGGATTTGCTCCATGATGAAGAAAATGGAGTATATATACTCGGGTTATACGAAGATTCTATCGGAACATTTCAAGGCACAGACAAGTTGTCAATGGCGGTTCAGCCAGATGCTGTAGATTTTTTTAACAGTATAGATTCTGGAACAGTTATCTTTGAAGGCGATCGGTTATTCAATAACAAAATGCTAGACTACCTTTCCGATAAATTCGGCGAAAGATTTAAGGTGCTAGTTCTTTCCGCTTCTGATGAAGTATTGGAAGAAAGACATACTTCTAGAAACGACAATCAGGACGACAAGTTTAAGACCTCTCGCAAAACAAAGGTGAATAATATTATCACTAACCTGAATCTGATGGATCATATTAATGTGCTCAAGAACAACACAGAACCAGAAAGAGAAATAGTGTACAAATTTGTTAAAGAGTTTGTCGCTGGTTAAGCAGTAACAAATGGATGTAACATTGCCTGTGAAGTCGAGGTTGGGTTTGGAGATCCAACCCTGTCCTTTCTGGATCTAAATTCCCCTCCCTGTTGTCCCTGTTGAATATTTGTTGTTCTATTGTCTGCAACTACAATATTATTTGGTGTGGTGACTGTAGAATTTTGTTGAGCTGCTTCGGCAAAATTTGCTTTATATCCTGGTTTTGGTGGTGTTGCCATTGCCTCGGGTTTGTTGATTGATGTCGGGTTTTGTTCAATCTTTGGAGAAGTTATGGTGAACTTCGGTAATCCTTCCCCGATTGGTTTGGCTGGAGCTGGACCCAGATTTGTTCCTTTACCATACTTTTCATCAGATCTGATACCATCCAGGAGTTCGTTGACAGTCAATACTCCGTCGTTATTTTTATCATATTTTACGAAATCTGGGTTCGATTTTGCAGCAAGAGTTTCTTTTCCAGTAATGTCCCTCAATTGATACGCAGTAACATCTGTTCCTCTATTAATACTTTGTTCTACAGCATCAGGTGCAAATCCATATGCTTTAATTAAATCAAAACCTGGTTGTATGCCCTTTGCTTTGGTTGCTGTTAATAATCTTTCCAGATACTTGGCATACATTATATTTTGTTGTTCTGCCGATAAAGAAGTTAC